TGCATTACCAAAATTAGCTGGTGCTGGTATTGAGTCCAAAACAATATCACTAGGCTGTGGTGTTTCATTACTATCGTAATCAAATCTAACTCTTAATGTCGGTTGAATTTCATCTTCTGGTCCAATCGACATTTTAATGTAATGCAATGTTTTTAAAGTACCAAAGTCACCATAATCGTAATCGGGTGTTTGATATCTAGCATCTATGTTAGCACCATCAAAATCATTACCTGATTCATGCACATAAACATAACCATTAGTATCGCCATGATAATAAACTTCAATACCATTCTCATCAAAGTTAGAACCAATCGCTGTAACTTCTAAACCTTTAATTAAAGACCACTGAAATCCGCTGGGTCTTAAGGTACCAATAATACCTTCTTGTAAACTATTTATCAGTGCGGTATTAGTGTAATACAATCTGTATTGTGACTTTTCTCTAATAACTAAACTTTCAATAGTGTAGTCATTAATATTTTGAGCCAAAGTAGTTAAAACTGGTTGTATCTGTTTTGATACTGTACCCAACTCAACGTCACCAATTCTTGCAGTACCAGCAACTGTTCTAATACCATCTGGTGCTAAAAATACTAAGTCACCACCAATTTCTTGTATGCTATAGCCACTTAGACAACCAATACTTTCAGTAATAGGGTCTATTCTAATATTAGAACTATCGTTGATATTAATTAGTTTATGTATGCTATTTTCAGCAAAAACTATTAAGTCTGTTCTAAAGCCTTTAATGCCTTGTATTTGGTCTGATATGGTTACTGAACCTGCTCCTGAGCCTGTAAAGTTATCCGGGTCATTATAAACACTGTAATAAACTGTATTTAAATTGTTTTCTACTCCAGCAGCTATTAAATGGTGGTCATGGATAGTAATGTATTTAACTCCATTAGTACCATCAACTGTTATTTCTGATGCAAAATAAGTTCTAGTACTTAAAGCTCCAGTGCCTTCCATTCTAAAGGCATAAGGTTTATTAGCACCATCGGCAATAATAAGCTCACCATAGTCAAAGGTAGCTCCTTCAAATATAACAAACTGGCATTGTCCTTGTCCTGTTCTATTTAAAACACTACGACCTGTAAAAGCTGTGTAATTATCACCACCTACTGCTACTGAACTTCTATTTATTTGTAACCATGTAATACCATCGTTAGTAAAATAAATATCGTCATTAACTGCAGCAACAACACCATCGGCATAAGGAAAAACTCCTAAGATAGTATCGGCTGCACCTGAAGGTTGTGTCGAACTACTACCACCAAATTTAGCATAGCCATTAATCCTTCGATAGCCACCCTCAATAGAAACTTCAAAGTTTTGTAGAACTGTTGCTACTCCGGGACTTCTTAATAAGTCTATAGAGTTAGCTGAAGTAACTAAACCGCCATCACAGGCAACTGTATAAGGTTGTGAACGTGCCATAATTAAAAGTAAGTTCTATCGTCTGTCATTCGTGACGGAGCTTGATTGATTAAGTTTGACTTCATGTATTTCATAGCTTTTTTAAAGTCCTCTAAAGCAAATGCTGCTTGTTGTGGAGATTCTTTAAATTGCCAAACATAATATCGAGTTCTCGATGTAATAACATTACTGTATTGTTCTGGTAAAACTATTGTATCGTCATAAGCTGATAAAGCTGTTGGTCTGTCAAAGGCATAAAAATGCACATTGTAAACTTTGTCTGGTATAGGACTTAGACCAAATTTCCTAGCATCTGGTGATTGTATAACATATTTTGGTTCACCATAATTTTGTCCGTTTGCATCATCTTCGTTTTCGTTGTCTCTATAATATCTTGCCCAGTCGGCATGGTCTAAATATTTTAAACCTTGTGAGACATAAGGTGCTGATTCACCTGAGACATTGATGGTTGTTAAATAAAAGTCGTCCCAATCTATTGATGCATAATCTGTTGTTAGACTAGAACTACCATCTTTTAATGTGTACCATCTGGTACCTGCTACAGTAGCGACAGTGACATTCCCATAAAAGGGGTCTGTACTCCCACTCACTCCTGCTGAGAAAAAAGGCAACTGAGGTTCTTCGTTAGCAATGTCAAACAATGCTTTATTAACAGAATCTTTCACAAACTTTTGTAGCCCTATAGCATTAGCAAAGTTTGCTGCAGTAAGTGGTACTTCGTTAAGTTCTCTCAGAACCTCATTAGTTATATCTAAATATGTTGTTGCCATTATTTCTTATGTATTTTTTGTATTTCAAAGTTTGCTGATTTACTGGCTCCTTTATGTGGCTTATAACCGCCAACAGGGTCTTTCATTAGTTTAAAGCTTTTACCGCTTTTCATCCAATGATAACCTTTAGGTGCTGGTACTTTCATGTTTAGTTAGGTTTTTGTACATGCATAGCTTTCTTAACAAGATTACCAGCATTATATTTCATACGACCACCATGACCTTTGTTTTCACGTCTAGCAGCTTTATTACCATCCATGATACCATCAACTTTTTCGACTTTTGAACCCATCATGTAGTTCATTCTTTTATCTTTTTTCATTCCGTATTTCATAATTTTATCTCTCCTTATAAAAAATGGAGGAGTCCGAAGACTCCCCCTCATTGATATTAGTCAATACCATAGAAAGCTGATACTAATGCATCATCTCTCAATACTTTTGCTCCATAAACATGTAAGCCTCTAACAATATCACCGAATGAACTTGGGTCTCTTAGGACTTCAGTTGAGATGATTGTTTGAGCTGTAGCTGTTGAGGAAATATGTCCTGCTAAACACTTACCTGCAGCATTAGTTGTTGCAGCAATGTTGTTAGACTTGTACATATTGAAACCTCTTAGCTTACCGCTAGATACAAGACCATTTCTGATTGAGCCTTGTCCTGCGTTAAAGTCTACAGATAACAATTTTGAAGATGCTTGACCAAGAACTTCGTAGAAATCAGGACCAGCAACGAACCATCTTCCTTCTTCAGGAACATTCTGTTCGTCTAATAGTCTTGCCATTCTAGCCATAACGTCTATTGGGTCATGCTCATTAGTACCAAAACCGATATCTAGGTTACCTGTACCATCAAAAGTACCTGCAGCTAAGTCAGTTGCATTATCAGAACCTAATACGTGGTCTGGTGAAGAAGATGAAACACCTGAGAACATTGTTTCGATAACTGCTGCATCGAAAGAATCTCTTAGAGCATAAGCTGCTGAAGATGTTGCTACTTCTTTAAAGTTTACATGAGACATGTCTCTCTCAATATCATCTACGATGAATTTGAAAGCTTTAGCTGAATCGACTACGAGTGTTAGCTCTTCGTCAGTTAGCTTTGTTTGAGTTGTGTCAGAACCTCTGGTGTAGTCATACACTGAGATTACTGGCTCTTTGATGATTTTTACGGAATCACCATAGTTGCTGATTTCTCCGGAGTAGTCAGTATTTGTAATAGCTTCTACAACTGATGCCTTTCTGAAAAAGTTTAAAACTTTAGCAGAATATATAGAAGGCAGGAAGAAACTATTAGCCTGACCACTAACGGAGTTAGCAAAGTTTGCATTTGTATCTGGACTTGGTTCAAAATACTGTGCCATTTTTTACTCCTTGGGTTAATCTAAAAGTTTATCGAGTGATTCTCCCTTCGTCCCAAGCTTTGTCGATTTCCTGTTCCAGTCTATCAAACTCAGCTGGAGATAAAGCTAGAATCTCCTTTTCGGTCCAAACTTTTGCTTGTTGCGGCTCGACACTGGTTGTCTTTGCAGAAACCATGTCAGCTGCTGAAGCTTTACGTTTAGAACCTGCCGATGACTTTTTCTTCGGGCTATTCATCCCCATGTCAGACTTAAATAAATCTAATGCTCGACTGGCTGCTTCTGGGTCCCCTGCATTTTTATAAATCCAGTTTTGTATGGACTCAGGTTGAGCTTTAGCCCAGTCATGAAAATCATCACTGTTTCTGATATCATCAAAATCAGGATGTCTTGACTTGAGTTCTTTCTCAGCATCTAGTCTTACTAACTCTTGCTCACGTGCTTGAAGAAGTTTAATTTTTTCTTCTAGTCCTTTTGCTCTGCTTTCGCTTTGCATGTTTGCAACAGTTTCTACAACATCATAAACATCAGGATATTTTTGTTTAAACTCATTAAGTTCTTCTTCAGATTTAGGTGGAGTGTATTTAACTTGACCTTCTCGGGCTTGGTCTAATAACTCTATCTCTCTCTGTTTAAACTCATTAAGCTTACTATCGTAATGTCTTTTTAAGTCATCGTAACGTTTTTTATAGTCGGGTCGCTTGTAGGGTTTTTCTTGAGCTTTTGTGTCCTGAACTTCTTCTTCTTCTTGAACTCCTTCAGCTTCTATTTCTTCAGTTTCTGCTTCAGGGTCTGGAAAATATAAGTTACTTGAGTCAACAAAAACTTTTTCCTCTACTTTGTGCCAACTTTTATCCGCATTATACGGGTTAGCCTTTTCTTGTTTAGCCATCTTTTTTCTCCTATTCAGTGCTAAGCATTCTTACAAGGTAGCTGCTGTACGGGCAGGGCTTGTCTTGCAAAGGTCGCCTTTCGGTTAATCTTTAGCTACGCACATGGCCAAAGGGAGACATCATAGATTTTTTGATTTCCATTGAAGTTTCATCCTCTTCTTGAACTTGACCTAACAGTGATTGCTCACCAGCCATAGGTCTTGTTACTGAGTATTCGACTTCAACTTTCTTATCATCTTCATCTATCTGCATTTCCCCGCCATCTTGCATAGCTGCTCTTTCACCACCAGCATCATAAGCAGCTTCGGCATCCTTCATCATTTGCATGAGGTTGTCTGCACCAATCTGCTCAACTGCTTTAGCAGTGAAGACAAATTCTCCATCTGATAACCTTGCCGGTATATCATCTGAAGTGCCTGTCCCCGGACCATCAACAGGACCGGCTCCAGTAAACTCAGAAGCTTTTTCCACCACTTTGTCGAATAACAT